TATAATTATTAAGAATATAATCATTAGGAATATATTCATTTGCATTTAAGTTTGAAGTGCCAAAATATTCATCCCAAAAAGAATTAAAAAAAATTTTTGGTTCAATAGTAAATAAGTAATTTTGTTTTACTTTTACTATTAACTCATTTAAATTATCAATAGAATTAAATGAATGTGCATTATTATATTTTTGCAATCGATTTTCTATCACGGATTCAAATGGTTTTTCAAAATATAATACTGGTAGTTGCGTTATCATCACAAGAGATAAAGTATAAGAATATGTTTCAGGCCATACTGATAGTTCAAGTAAAACATTTGGTTTATGTAAAATTAATAAATTATTTAATTCTTCAATTGATTTATATTCAAAATTATTATTAAAATTTTCAATATTACATTTTCCAAAAATTATAATTTTGACACTTTGTGAATTATTATAATAATCAATAATTTTTTTTAAAATATTTTCACCTTTTACTAATGAAATCATACCTATTAATCCAATTACAGTTAATTCTTTATTATCAAATTCAATTTTTGCGTTCAATTCTAAAAAATCTGGCAATTCTGATACTATTATTTTTTCATTTTCATCAATAAATGGTGCAATTATTTTTGCATTTATAATATTTTGTGTTATAATTTTATTATATGAATTAGGATTATTATCACTAAGTTCAATAATTTTTTCATTTATTATTTGTTTATAACTAATTTGATAATTTTTAAAAAAATTAATAAAATCATGACTTATTGTAAATACTTCTTTGTTTAAAGTAAATAGACTTTTTATAAATTCTTGTTTGTGTCCATTTTTATGATTTACAAATACTTTTGTAATTTTATTTTGAATGCTATTTAAAAATTCAACAGCCTCATCATTGTTATATTTTTTTTCTAATTCATATTTTTCATTGATATTAAATGAAATTTTATCGTCAAAATTTCTTGCAATAAGAAAATTGTTACAATTTTGATATTTACTTATAATTGCTTTTAAAAAAAAACTAGTTCCACCACCTAAATTTGGAAAATCAACAATTAAAAATATTTTATCTAAATTATCCAATGAACTTATTTTAACCATTGGCAAGTTTGTATTTATTAATTCAGTTTCATAAATAAATGTTTGTTCTGTATTATTATTATAAATTGGAATATTTAATAATGTATTTTCATCTAATTTTGAATTAAAAATTTCATATAATTTTGATTTTCTTATATGGGTTTGCGAAAGATTTTTTTTAAATAATTTTATAACAATGTTTTGAGGATGTTTTTTTTTTGAAAAAATATGCATATATTTATTTCATACATAATAAATTTGTGATTAATACTTAAAATGCCAAAATAGTACGGTTTTTATTTTATGTTGCATACATTAATCCGCAATTTCCTCCAACAAATGTAACCATATTTACTCTCTCTTCAAATAAAACCATGTTGAAATTATAATCATATATTCTCCATGTCGGTTTATTTATTCCTATAATATTTCCTGTTTGTGGGTCGCAAATTGCTAAAGATTGAGCGTATGGGTCTAAAGGAGGAATAATTGTGGTAGTTTCCAATTCAATATTTGTAAATCTACTCATATTCATTGCTCCACTAGGTTGCAAATCAAACGGAGATGTATCTAGGCAAAAATTGTATATATATAAACCATCCGGTGCATTTCCATTTGTACGCACATATTTTTCTATATAATTGTAAATTCCTGCAGGTTGGTCATTCTCTCTATAAATTCCATCCAATAATACTCCCATGCTAACTAATATTTGTTTGATGTTTTCCAAATTATAAATACCTGTAATCATCCAACCAGTTAATTTGCCATCTACATTCACACCAGGTCCCACCGTAACAGAAGTACCTCCTCTTTCAATAGTGTAACTGCCATCGGTTGGCGCCTGTATCAAATCATTCGGAATATATCTATAAGGCCAATTTGTATAATTTGACCATTCATTTCGCAAATTTGCATCACTTCTTTGAAAATAAAACATCCAACTAGAAACCATACCAATTGAATCAATCGAAATTTTATTAGCACCTGTTACATTATAATATATATTTTCTCTCACTTGTTTAAATAAATATTTTTGCTCTTGAAGTGCAAATATTCTTGATTCTTCATTAGATAAAAAACAATAAGTGCAGTTTAAATTAATATCCGCATTCCAAATGGACCGGGTGTCTATATAAGACGCAGGACCTAATTCAATATCTGGTGGTGTTTGAAGAAATCTGTAAAATTGCAAATAATATTGATTAAAATTCGGCGCAATATAAGGAAAATTATTTGTAACATCAAAAACATCTCGAATTTGAAATAACTCTTGTATAGGACGCATTGTCACATTAATATGTAGCTCATTATATTGCAATGAAATAAGCGGAAACGCCATTTGACTTTTTAAATTAAACCACGCATTTAAAGGAACATATAATGTTCTTCCTCGAATAGAAGGCTCCGCACCTGCTTGATTTGTTGTATAATATGCGTTTGGATAAGAATTAACGCGGGTGCCTGCATTTGCTGGGTCATACAATTCAGGAACATGACCTACCATTTTTTCAAATAATCTCAATTTTTGACAACTATAATCACGCAAAACACTTGCGAGTATATAAGCTCCAGAAAATTCTTGCAATGTTTGATTTCCACATGTTATCTCTACCTTTGAAATCATTTGTGCTCCTAAATACTCAATCCATTTAAACTCATAAGGAATCCATTGACCCCCAGTATAATTTGCGTTTCCTTGTGTAGAACCGGGAGGAATAATAGGGCTCCATATATCGGGTAAAGTAATAGATAAGTAACAATCCATTAATAAATCTGCATAACGAGGAATTTTAAAAGTAAAATAAGAGGGCTCGGATAATCGTAATGTTTTTGACCCTTCAAAATCTACACGGAATTTTTGAAGCCCAAAATTGGTATATTTTGCATAAACTGATTTAAAAAAAGTTTTTGATGGGTTTCCATTTAATATAACATTTTGTTGTCCTTCTGATACTAATTGCATTAATCCACCAGGCATTTTGTATATATAATTTATGTTTATATTTTTAACTTTTTTGAATATAAATATATTTATTACAAAAAAATAATATATTATATTAGATATGTCTGATACAGCAAAAGTAACTACAAAAATAGGTTCTCGAATAAGCGATTTCATAACAAAAACAACAAAAGATTTATTAACTCTTAAGGAAGAATTTGTAGGAAATGCATTATTATTAATGATAATTATGTTTATAATTGTTTTGTTAATTTATTTTTACTACATGTATAATTTGAGTTCGAGAGAATGTTCAAGCATGGATTCTCTATATTCAACTAACAAAAGCTATATATCCTCAATAGATTATTCAAAACCAACATCTAATTATACATTGAAGGACTATTATATTAAAACTGCTTATAATTGCTGCAGTGGTGGTGCATACAAAAATGATTATGTTAGTTTATGTCCTTTAAAAAATATAATAAAACAAGGTGTCCGTTGTCTTGATTTTGAAATTTATTCCATTGATGACCAGCCAGTTGTTGCTACATCAATTGTTCCAAACTATTATGTCAAAGAAACATATAATTCTGTTCCATTTGCCGATGTTATGTCAACAATAGTTAATTATGGGTTTTCTGGTTCAACTGCGCCTAATTCATCTGACCCCATTTTAATTCATTTAAGAATTAAAAGCACAAATCAAAAAATGCTAACAAATTGTGCTCTTATATTTAAAAAATATGATAATTACATGTTGGGAAGTCATTATAGTAATGAATATACTTATAATACAAATGGAAGCGCTGACTCCTATTACACTCACAATTTAGGGGATGTTAAATTAAAAGATTTGGCCGGAAATAAAATTATTATAATAGTGGATAGAATAAATACCGCATTTATAGATAATTCAAAATTTTATGAATATGTTAACATGACAAGCAATTCAATGTTTATGAGAGCGTTAAAATACTATGATGTTAAGTTTACACCTGATATGAATGAATTACAAGAATATAATAAAAAAAATATGACGATTGCAATGCCAGATAGTGGTTCAACACCTGAAAACCCAAATGGAGTAATATGTAGAGAGATGGGTTGTCAGCTAGTGGCAATGAGGTATCAGTTATTTGATGCCAATTTGCAAGAGTCATTATTGTTTTTCGACGAAGCAGGCAGTGCATTTGTGTTGAAACCTGAACGGTTAAGGTTTAAACAACTTACAATAAGCGAAACACCAGCAAATCCACCGCAACTCAGTTTTGCAACAAGGGATGTTTCAACCAATTATTATTCAGTGCAAACATAATTTTAA